ATGATTACCTAGCCATGTATATGATTGGCGACCATCATTTTGGCATGTTGGCTGACTCAGAAACTAAGATTGATGACGATGACTGGGACGTAAAGATAGCAACTCAGATATTGATTGATGCTACTGATAGGTTGGCTAACAGAGTTGGAGATGCTGAAGTAGGTGTGTTGCTTAATGTTGGTGACTTCTTTCATGCTGACAGCAGTGCTAATACCACCACTAAAGGAACGCCAGTAGATGTTGATACACGTATAGGTAAGACCTTTAAGTTGGCTGGTAGATTGTTTCAGGTGTTGATAGATAAGATGCTTGAGGTACATAACGAAGTCGTTGTTATTAATGTCAGGGGTAACCATGATTCTGATATGGCTTGCCATTTATCTAGCTGCTTAGAACTTCTTTATAGCGAAGAACCTCGCGTCAATGTGTTACCAAACTACTCAAAGTTTATCCACTACCAGTGGCACAATAATCTGTTTGTCTTTCATCATGGTGACCGCATGAAGCACGAGCAGATATTGCAGGCAGTTATTAAGAACCTTGATGACGAATGGAGCCAGTCTAAGAATAGATACTGTCACCTAGGTCATATTCACCACCATACGGCCAGAGAAGTTGGCTCTATGCACTTTGAGCACTGGGGAAGCCTTACCGCTACAGATCAATGGCACTCAGATTCAGGATACGGTGCAGAGCGTTCTATGACGGCTGTGGTATATCACAAGCAACATGGCGAAGACTCTAGGGTAAAAATAAAGGTGGAAACATGAGTAAGGTAATTGAATTCCCTATGTATGGCATCAAAGTTAAAAAGATGCATTGTGATTGCGGCTTACCTCTTGAGTACTGGCTTGGTTCTGACGATTGCGCTTATGGTATGTGCCCTCGCTGCAACCTTGACAACCCTGAAGAACTTACAGTTCCACTGGAGGAAATACATTGATAAATAAAGCAAATAAAAGCGAATGGGAAAGACTTAGGCAGGAACACCCGCCAATTGATTTTAATGCTCGCGCTGTAGATTTTGATGTTGATGAGCCAGATGCAGTAAATAGCCCTGATCATTACGCAAGCGGTGGCATTGAGTGTATTGATGCAATCGAAGAATCTATGGCTTCTTATGCGTTTCATGGTTACCTAAAAGGCAACTGCCAGAAATACCTTTGGAGGTACGAGGCAAAAGAAAATCCGATACAGGACTTGCAGAAATGCCGTTGGTATTTAGATAAGCTAATTGCAACGCTGGAGAAAGAAGAATATGGCGAAGCGTAAGAAGTCCACCATATCGCAGGAGGTAGAGAAGGCTGCAAAGCTCTTACAGCGACTTGTACGGTTGAAGGCAAGCGATGACAACGGATACTGCCAGTGCGTTACCTGCGGCAAAATAGACCACTATAAGAACATGCAAGGCGGTCATTTTATGCCAAGGGGTAGAACGGTATTTAAGCTATTTGAAGAGAACATCCACGTCCAGTGTCCAGCCTGTAATCTCTGGGGCATGAAGCAAGCACACTACGTTTTACGCTACAGACAATGGATGGTTGATAACTACGGTGAGAATCGCATTAGGGCAATGGAGCGGCTGGCTTGGAGGGCTTCGCCTAAGTTTGATAGAGAAGAAGTTATTCAATTTGCTAGAAACCTTAAAGAGCAGATTAAGGAGCAAGAATGGCGCATAGGAGAACTTTAAGACATATATCAAAAGGTTATAAAGAACTTTTGGTTATAACAACAAGTTATTAAAAGAGTTTACCGTTTTGTATACAGATGCTGATTATTGATATAGTATATACATTCAATCAATCAATAAACAAAGGTATTCAACATGAACATTATCGAATCAGTTACTAACCGCATCGAATCTTACCGCAAAGAAAACAAAAGCCCTTGCAAAAGCTACGCTACCCAAGCGGCAGCGGAAAAAGCAGTTGCTAAAATTGCTCAGATGGTGGGTGAGCATCACATGCTTGATCATCCTGCAAATTATGTTGTATTTTTTAACGAAGCATGGGGCAGATGGAATGCAGCAATTGATCTTAATGGGGTTATTTCTAACCCTAAATCTTGTAACGGCTATATTGGGCTAGCTTGTGATAAAGGTTTTTACACTTATTAATTCAACCGCCCCTACGGGGGCAATCAAAAACCAAGGGGAACAAAATGAACAAATATTCACTGAGTTACAATCAAGTCAAAGCCCGCGATGAAGCCACAGAAATCAGGTCAGAAAACCGAATTGGGTTGGTAGGCATTATTATTTTGTTTGCGCTTTATGTCACTGTCTCAACTATGGGCTACAACGACTGTATCAATCTGGGGGTGTGCTCATGAGCCATCCTGACGTTGATTTTAAAATATGGCTTGAAGACAACTTGCCAAGAATAATCAAAGATTACCGCCATTTTGACGGCAACATTATTGTAATGTCAGACAAGCATAAAGATGAAATTTGCTACAACTTTTTACTTAACTTCGAGTCTTGGTGGGATGACGTTTTGCCGCCTTGTTTGGTAAATCCAAAAGTGTTCTTGCGTTATCTGTACGAGGAAATGTGGTGCGAAGATTGGTCTTGTATACTGCGCGGAGACATCTACTTGGCGCTAGAACTTCATTTGAACGATGTTGTTACCGAAGTTTATAACGAGGTTTTTAACATCAAGCCAGAGCCGTTCGCTGGCTATGCGAGGGGTGAGTAATGGATATTAAGCAAATGATTGATCAAGCGCATAAAAGTGCTGATAAAGAGATAAAGAAAGCGCAGACAAATGCGAAAATGGCATCAGTGAAAGAATATTTAACTAAGCCAGTTGTAGTTTATAGATTACACTTGGGGGTAATGATAGTCGCTTTGTTTGGCTTCATAGCCTACGAATTACTTATCTATTAGCCAAGGGCGCAAGCCTTCCTCCTGCCAGCCTTATCCACTGGTGTGCTGCAACGGATTAGGCCAAGGTCACTTTGTACCTTTTGACCCAGATTAGTCCACTGGGGAGCTGAAACGGACTACCCATACCATTTATGATATACATTCCATGCTAAACCATCATTTCAAATCATAACTGATAGTCTTTATACTGCGCCTTCATTCATTCACCAAGGGGCACCCGTGATTATCTACATGATTATCTTCGTAGTAACTTCGCTACTGGCTGTAGCAGCTCAAGACCTTAGTTAGTTTACATTTCCGTTTAAAACGTCCACAATACCCCTAATCAACTACAAATAGGGGTATAAAGTGGGATTTAAAGAAGAACATAAGCTACAACTAAAACCTACCAAGGATTTAATTCCTTACATTAACAATTCCAGAACCCACAGTGAACAGCAAATACAGCAAGTGGCCTCAAGCATTCAAGAATTTGGTTTCACTAACCCTATCTTGATAGATCAAGATCAAGGAATAATCGCTGGGCATGGAAGATTGCAGGCAGCTCAATTATTAGGTCTTGATGAAGTTCCTACAATTACCATTACTGGCTGGACTGCAGCCCAAAAGAAGGCTTACGTTATAGCCGACAACAAATTGGCTTTAAACGCTGGCTGGGATGATTCTTTACTTAAAATAGAGATGGAATCATTAATTAACTTGGACTTTGACCTTAATGCAATAGGATTTACTGAAAGCGAAATGCTTAATATCATGCTTGATAGAGAGCAAGGCGAAACAGATCCAGAAGCAGAATGGACTGATATGCCTGAATTCGATCAACCTGATATACAGTCCTTTAGGAAAGTTGCAGTGCATTTTGAGAACCAAGATGATTGTGATGAATTCTTTTCTTTAATAGGTCAAACAGATAAGGGTAAAACAAAGTCTATATGGCATCCACAGCAAGAAGGCAATGATCTTGAAGGGGTGCGTTATAAGTGATTGGACCTAATTACCCGCAATTTCCTCTATATATCCCATCTTTAGGCCGTCATAAATATATGATTACCAGTAAGGCTTTGACTAGGATGGGAGTGCATCACAATATAGTTGTTGAACCTCACGAGGTAAGTCTTTATGAGGATGCTGTTAAGAAACACAACCTTTTAACGAGAGTTATACCTCTTGATATGTCATTTAAGGACTCATACGATTATTGTGACAGCCACGGAACTAGCAGATCAACTGGTAGTGGCCCTGCGAGAAACTTTATATGGGAGCATTCAAAAGCAGCAGGCTTTAGTCATCACTGGATAATGGATGACAACATACAAAACTTTAGGCGCCTGAATAAGAACAAAAAGGTTAAATGCGAATCTCCTGCATTTTGGCGGGCTATGGAGGACTTTTCTTTAAGATATACCAATGTCGCAATGTCAGGCCCTCAATATGCAATGTTTGCTATGTCTAGGAATGGATGGGCGCCTTTTAGAATCAACACTAGGATTTATTCCTGCAACTTAATTAAGAATGATGTCAGCTTTAGATGGAGGGGTCGATACAACGAAGATACGATATTATCTCTGGATATGCTAAAAGCTGGCTGGTGTACGATCCTATACAATCCTTTTTTGCAGGAAAAATTAGCAACGCAGACAGTTAAGGGTGGCAACACTGATACTGTTTATAGTGAAGGAACATCCGATAAGTCATCCATGTTAGTCCGCGAGCATCCAGACGTTTCAAGAATCAGCATTAAATACAACAGAATACATCACCATGTTAACTACGAAGGCTTTAAGTCAATGAAGTTAATTAAGCGAAGTGATTATAAAGTTGAATCTAAGGTTAAAACCTACGGAATGGAGATAAAACAAGTCTAATGAAATATCTTGTTACTGGAGGGCTAGGCTTTATTGGGTGGAATCTGGTTAACGAGCTGGCAGATAAAGGCCATTTAGTTAAAGTAATTGATAATTTAATGTCTGGATTCGAAAGACCTATGAGAGAAGGTGTTACTTATCGTATCACTTGCTGCTCTAATATAGATGTATTATGTGATTTTAACCCAGATTATGTTATCCACTTGGGTGAATATTCTAGGGTACAGCAGAGCTTTGATGAGCCTCTAAATGCCATGGAAAATATTACATCTACATTACCTTACGTGTTGGATTATTGTAGGCAGAACAATGCAAAGCTACTGTATGCTGGTTCTAGCACGAAATACGGCAACGCAAGATCTCCTTATTCAATATGCAAAGAAACAAACACAATCCTTGTGGATAAGTTTTGCCAGCTTTACGACATGGATTATGCAATAACATACTTCTATAACGCGTATGGCATAAACGAATGCTTTGAGGGCGTTTATTCGACTGCTGTTGCAAAGTTCTTACACGCCAAGAAGTTAGGTTTACCTGTTAAGATTTATGGTGATGGATTACAAAGACGCAACTTTACTGATGTTAGGGATATTGTAAGCGGGATATTAACGGTTGCTGATTCTGGATATGGTGACGGCTACGGCATAGGCTCTGACGAAGACTATAGCGTTTTAGAGCTTGTTAATATGATTGGTAATAACCATACGTTAATACCTGATGTTGCTGGTAACAGGACACAAGCAGCACTATGCACTGATAAAACAAAAGCCCTTGGCTGGATTGCAAGAAACAAACTACAGGAGTATATAAAAGAATGCGTAATTTAATTGGTATAATAGGGTGCGGTTTTGTTGGGAATGCTGTTAGTAAGGCTTTCGATGAAGTGATAATTAGTGATCCAGCATTAAACGATATAACTATACAAGATGTGCTAGATGCAAAGCCTAATGCTATTTTTGTATGTGTGCCTACACCGCAAAGTAAAGATGGCAGTGTTGATGGGAGCATTGTAAGAAGCGTTATAGATGCTATTCCTGAAGGTCAACTAACATTAGTTAAATCTACAATTACCCCTGATTGGCTACCAATAGGTAAGAAAGGGTTGGTATATAACCCTGAATTCCTTACACAAGCTAATGCAGAATATGAGTTTATGAATCCATCAATGCATGTATTTGGCGGTTCAGAGATAGATACAGGCAAAGCAATGACTGCATACGAGTACAGTAACGTAGCTCATTGTAAAAGTTACCGAACGGATATAAAGACAGCATGTTTAGTTAAGTATTCAATTAATAGCTTTTTGGCAACCAAAGTGTCCTTTATGAATGAATTGCATAGCTTATATACAAGCTATACTGGCGCTGAATGGAGCGAGCTAAAGGATATTATTAGCGCAGACCCAAGGATAGGTAGTAGCCATCTTAACGTCCCAAATGGTGGAGAATATGGCTTTGGAGGCGCTTGTTTCCCTAAGGATACAAATGCTTTGCTTAATTTTGCCAATAGTGAAGGTAAGTCTTTAAATGTTTTAAAAGCTGCTGTGGATACAAACAACAGCATTACAGGTATAACAATATGAGTAAGATAGGAAATCAAGGGGATGGCGGTGGCAGGCCTTTGTTTGAGTTTAAAGAAGAAGATATGGGGCAACTTGAAATACTTGCATCTGTATTAACTAAGGGTCAACTTGCTGACTATTACGGCATCTGTGAAAACACTTTACGAGAGGTTGAAAAGCGCCAACCTGAAGTTTCTGAGGCTTATAAAAGGGGCAGAGCCAAGCAAGCTGCAAAAATGGGCGGTAATCTTGTTAATATGGCTCTAGCAGGTAACGTAACAGCAGCAATCTTTTATCTGAAAACGCAGGCAGGATGGAAGGAGCAAGAAGCAGAATCTAAAGAAATCCCACAAATTAACATTACGGTAGACCCTCGTGCAATTAACCCTACCTCAGAGTGAAATATTCCTTTCCCCTAGTCGATTTGTCTCAGTTGTGGCTGGCAGACGGTTTGGTAAAACCTTTTTATCTACTGGAAAGATTCTTGAAAAGGCATGTGGCGGCAATGATCGTAACGTATGGTATGTTGCCCCAACTTACGGAGCTGCAAAGGAAATTGCATGGGATATGTTAATACACACAGTGCCTCGTGAATACGTTTCTAAGACGAATGAATCATCATTAACCCTACGCCTTATAAATGGGTCTGTAATATCTCTAAAGGGCGCTGAGAAGCCAAATAACCTACGCGGACGAGCGTTGGACTTTGTTGTCCTTGACGAGTTTGCAGATATGCGCCCAGAAGCATGGTACGAGGTATTAAGACCCAGTTTAAGTGACAGGCAAGGGGGTGCGATGTTTATTGGGACACCAAAAGGAAGGAATCACTTTTACGATCTATGGGCTAAAGGTATTGACGGTGCGGCAGACTGGCAATCATTTCAATACACAACCTTGGAAGGCGGCAATGTTCCACAGTCGGAAGTTGATGCGGCTAGGGCTGATTTAGATGAAAGAACATTTAACCAAGAGTATTGTGCAGAGTTCGTTACATACGCAGGATTAATCTATTACGGGTTTAGTAGGGAAGAGTCTGTATTGGATATAGGTGATGATAATGGTACACTCCACATAGGTATGGACTTTAACCTTGATCCCATGTCAGCCGTTATATGCATACGAAAAGGCGGGAAGCTGTATGCTATAGACGAGATTGTCATGTACGGATCGAATACCGATGAAATGGTTGCGGAGATAAAAGATAGATACGGTAATCGTAATATCATTATCTACCCTGACCCAGCATCAAGACAGCGCAAAACAAGTGCTGGTGGTCGCACAGATTTGTCGATCTTACAAAACGCAGGATTTAGCGTTAAGGCGAAGAACTCTCACGCATTGGTCAGGGATAGAATCAACGCTGTGAATAGTCGTTTACTGTCAGGTGATAGTGAGCGGCATTTGTACATCAGCCCTAAATGCAAGCAGACGATTAAGTCTCTTGAAAGGCAGACATACAAAGAAGGCACAAGTGTTCCTAACAAGGACGATGGCTTTGACCACATGAATGATGCCCTTGGTTACTTGATAGAATACCTATTCCCTGTTCGCACTGAATACGACACACCACAACCCACTAGGTGGACTTGATGAGATTGAACGCAGATACAACACACCCCGACTATGACAAATACGAAAGCCGCTGGGAGTTTTATGCTCGTAGCTATTTAGGGGGAGAAGACTATTTTAATGGCGCATATCTTACGCGTTACATATCCGAAACCAGTGATGACTACGACCGCAGATTAGACCTCACACCATTAGATAACCATGCTAAGAATATAGTGCATATTTATTCTAGCTTTCTTTGGCGCGTACCGCCTACCAGAGCATTCAATTCAGCCGCAGGCAACGTAGCCCTAGAGCCGTTCCTTGATGATGCTGACCTTGATGGCCGCAGCTTTAATGCCTTCATGCGCGAATCACAGATATGGGCAAGCGTTTATGGTCATGTTTGGCTAATGATGGATAAGCCTAAGTCTACTGCTGGCACAAAGGCAGAAGAGTTGGCGCAAGAAATTCGCCCCTATGTAACTATGTTTACTCCTGAAAATGTCCTTGATTGGAATTACGCTCGCAGCCCCAGTGGTCGCTTTGAGCTTGATTACCTGAAGGTAAGGGAAAGCGTTATTCGTGTAGACGAAACTACTACAGAGACTTACTACAGGGTCTGGTACAAAGATCGGGTAGAGCTATGGCATTCGGTAAATGACCTAGACAAGCAGGTCGAAGTGGATGATAACGTGCTTGGCCGTATCCCTGCCGTGTTCCTTCCTGCTAACCGCAGTATCACTAGGGGCATCGGGCTAAGTGATATAGCAGACGCTTCCTATATGCAGCGAGCTATCTACCAAGAGCTATCAGAGATCGAGCAGTTGATTCGTATCTCCAACCACCCTACCTTGGTTAAGTCTTTTGGGACTGATGCTAGTGCAGGTGCTGGCGCTATTATTAATATGCCTGATGATATGGATGCCAGCTTAAAGCCTTTTCAGCTACAGCCAAGCGGCCAAAACCTTGATGCTGTACGCGCATCGATTCAAGATAAGATTCAAGCCATTAACCGCATGAGTCACATGGGCGCAGTTCGCGGTACTGAAGCTATTACTATGTCAGGTGTAGCAATGGCTACTGAATTCCAGATGCTGAATGCCAAGCTATCTGAGAAGGCTGATTTGCTTGAGCTTGCTGAAGAGCAACTCTGGGTGTTGTTTTGCCAGTGGCAAGAGATAACCGCAGACGTTGAAATCTTCTACCCTGATTCCTTCGACCTTCGTGATTACGATAAAGAGCTAATGTTCTTACAGCAGTTGCGCTCTACTGGTGTTAAGTCTGTAACCTTGTCGCAAGAAATAGATAAAAAGATTGCAGACCTTTTGCTTGATGATGAAGAGCTTGCTAAAGCTCACGTTGAGATTGAATCTGGCGCTCAGGTGCTAGGGCAGTTTGTTCCAGAAACATTAGAGCCTGAAGCCTAATGCCTGCTGACGTTGACCAATTAAGATCGGTCATAGCTAGGGCAGAAGACCACCAAGGTAAGTTGGCATCTGCTTTAGTTAAGTTAGAAGATAGAATAACTGATCTAATGGCTACTGCCCCGCTTAAAGATGGCGAGCTGTTTGATCTTGAGTGGGCAATACAGGCAAGGGTTGAACTTCGTACAGCTATAGAGCAAGAGTATTTAGCAACTGTTGATGGTTTGGTTCGTGAGTACACCGTAATAGCTGATGAAGTTGCTGCGATGTTAAGTACCTATGCTGATGTGACTAAGCTAGACCCTAACATTATATCTCAGCTCCAATCTATGACCTTTAAAGGGTTTGAAGACTTAGGCCAGAATTATCTTGATGCGGTGTCAAAAGAGCTTTATGAAAGCACGCTAACAGGCGCTACCTTTGCCCAGAGCCTAGCCACTATCAAAGCATCTGTTAACGCTAACCTTGGCAGGTACGCTAGTCAGGGCTTGCATGATGCCTTAATGCAGTTTGATGCAACGGTTAACACTAAGATTGCTATCGAAGCTGGCGCGACTGAGTTTAAATACTATGGCCCAGATGATGAAGCCACTAGAGACTTTTGCGAAAAGCACGTTGGCAAGACTTATACCAAAGATGAGATTGACAGTATTTGGGAAGGTTCGTGGGCTGGAAAGATCAGTGGCGACCCTTTCGTTGTGCGTGGTGGCTATAACTGCCGCCATAGGTTTAGAGGCGTTTTTTAAGAGGTGTTATATGCCACAAGGTAAAGGAACATACGGCAGCAAGGTTGGCCGTCCCAAAAAAAAGAAGAAAGTTAAAAAATAACCAATTATGATACAATCGAGATTCACCATTCCACCTACTCTTTTAGAGGCTACGTCACATGAGCGATGAAATCATGGCAACAGAAGCAGAAACTGAAACTGCGGCAGTACAAAATCAGGAAACAAAGACCTTTACTCAGGACGAACTGGATCGCATTGTTGCTGATCGTGTTGCAAGAGAGCAACGTAAGTTCGACAAGAAGATATCTGGCATTGATCTGGATGACGCAAAAGACTTAATGGCGCAGCGAGAAGCGGCCCAACTTGAGCGGCAGAAAGAAAGAGGCGAGTTTGATTCTATCCTGAAACAGACGGTCGAAAAGAAAGACATGGAAATACAGAGTTACAAGAGCAAGCTGCAACAAACGCTAGTTGATGGCGCTTTGCTTGGTGCTGCTGGTAACAGTAATGCTGTAAATCCGAATCAAGTTTCACAGTTACTTAAAGGCCAGACTAGACTGTCGGAAGACGGAACGGTTGAGGTGCTAGACGCTAACGGAGTACCGCGATACAATGACAGCGGTGATTTGTTATCCGTCAATGAGATGGTAACTGAATTCTTGACAGTAAACCCGCACATGGTCAAAGCCTCTATAGGTGGAACAGGATCGCAGGGTAACACTGGTGGCTCTACACAGAAGCCTACATCTGTGGCAGATATGGTTGCAAACTGGAACGATGGCGGCAAAGAAGCATTTGCGGCTTTCAAGAAAAAGTAACCAACAAACCACAAACTAATTTTATTTTAAGGTAATTTATCATGGCTGCAACTACTAGTACTACCCTTGACGACCTATTTGTAAATATTGTCGCACAAGCTCGTTTCACTGCTGAAGAGCAATCCCTAATGCTAGGTCTGGTTACAATGTATAACATTCAGGCCCAAGCTGGTAAAACTATTCAGGTTCCTAAGTACCCAGCAATCACTGCTGCTGACTTGACTGAAGGCACTGACATGTCTAGCACCACCGTTTCTACTTCTTCAGTTTCTGTAACTGTTGGCGAAGTAGGCGCACAGGTTCTGCTTACTGACATGGCTACTTACGGTGACGGCAACCCTGCTGTTGAGCTAGGTACTGTTCTTGGTAACGCTATCGCTACTAAGATTGATACTGACCTCATTGCTTTGTTTGACGGCTTCTCTGGTTCTATCGGTGCTGCTGGCGCTGAGATCACTGTTGCTGACTTGTTTAAGGCTGCTGCAACTCTACGCGCTAACAAAGTAACTGGCGTGATCAATGCTGTTGTACACCCTTTCCAAGCCTACCAGTTGAAAGCTAACCTAACTAACACCTTCGCTAACCCGAACGGTGGCGATTCGCAGAATGAAGCGATGCGTACTGGTTATGTTGGAACTATCGCTGGCATCAATGTCTACGAGTCAGCTAACGTAGCTATTGACGGTTCTGGCGATGCTAAAGGTGCTGTATTCGCTCCTGAAGCTATCATGATCGCTATGAAGCGTGACTTTAACATTGCGCCACAGCGTGATGAGTCTCTCCGAGCATTCGAGCTTAACGCTACTGCCGTTTACGGTGTTGCAGAGCTTGATGATTCGTTCGGTATCGAGCTTCTGTCTGACGCTGTACTGTAAGATAGTAAGACTAATAATCTGCCCTCCTTCGGGGGGGCATTTTTTAAAAGGTTAAATAATGGCATATTCCTCAGACGCTGATTTACTTAAACTGATTCCCGACATTCTTGGTCTGGGCATTGAGTCTTTTGTTCTGGAGCATCCTAAAGCTGAAGCTGATCTTCAGCGAGAGTTACGCATTAAGTGGTGGCCCAGAAAGAACATAGCAGGCGAGATGGATACTACAAAGCTCACCCCTGCACAGTTCACTATGGCGAGTGCCTACCTAGTGTTGTGGCGTTATGCTTTGCCCCAGCTTACCAATTGGGTTGATGGCGACAGATTCGGTAATATGATTGACTTCTACAAAGCGCGTTATGGCGAAGAGCTAGAAGCAGTGTTATCTGATGGTGTTGACTATGATGAAGATGGTGACGGCACTGTTGATTACGCTGAGAAACAACCTATCGGGCAATGGCTTAACCGTTAATGCAAATCAAGATAAACACCAACGCTAAAGAGATAGCCAAGCGAGTAAAGAAGCAAGGCAAAGAATTATCCGATAGCGTTAAAAAGGCTCTATCTATTACCGCCCAAGCTGGCGTTAATATTATTGAAGATAGAACTAGCAAAGGCATTGGCTATAAAGGCAGATTTAAGCCTTACAATGCAACGTATGCAGCATTTAGAGCGAGTAAGGGTAGAGGTAGTTTACCTGATCTACAGTTTACAGGTCAGATGCTAGGCTCTATGACAACTAAGGCTAACAGCAAACAGGCAGAGATATTCTTTAGCCGAGCTGCTGAGTCTAAGAAAGCTGCTATGAATGACAAGAAAAGACCTTTCTTCGGGTTCAGTAGTTCTGAAGAAAAGAAACTGGGCAAGATATTCTTTAAGGCGTTGAAATGAGTGTAAGAGAAAGCATTGCTAATAACTTAGTTGAAACCCTGCAAGCGACAATTGACCCAGTGGCTATCAAGTACGTTACCCGCGAGCCGTTTGATTTTGACAAGTTATCCAGCGCACAGTTTCCAGCTATATTGGTTCGCAGTGCTGGCGAAGATAGAGAAGATAGCTCTATAGGTGGTTCCATTACTCAACGTATGGCTACCATAAATTACGAATTCATTTGCTACGTTAAAGGCTCTGTCATTGATTCAGCCCGCAACAATCTTATTGAAGCAATTGAAGAAGCTCTTGATGTTGACCGTTTGCGTGGTGGGTACGCCCTAGATACTCAGATAACTAATATCGAGATTGATGAAGGTTCTATTGATCCCATTGGCGGGATTATTATTACAGTTCGCGTTTTGTATCAGTACACTCGCGGCACAACTTAACTTAAATTAAAGGTAATTATCATGGCGACTAAAACAGGCGCATCTGGAGTAGTAAAAGTACAAGTCTCAGGCACGACTGTTGCCGTGGTTGGCGAAGTACGTT